TGGAGCGTCCTTTTTATCCTCGGCGCCCTTTTTAGTCCATTTCTTTGCCATCCCTATGCTTCCTTATGACCGAGTGAAAGCTTGCCGGCAGAACCCATCAGCGGTGCTGGCTGCGCGCCAGCGATCTTCTCAATGCGAGGGCGACCACGTTTCTTGCCGCCCATCAGATTGACTTCCGGCGTGCCGTTAATCAGCTGAACTTTCTTAGCATCTTCTTTTGCAAGCAACTGAGCATTTTTAAAGAAATCTTCTTTGCTCGTATAGCCAACGCCGATTTTCTCAGCGACCTTGCGACCAGCGGCATCCAGCTTTGCCAGATACGCGATCATTTTATCTCTTGCGAGATCGTTCAGAGGCTCCATTTCCTCATTCGGCTCGTCATCCCATGCGACGACATTTCCTTCTGTATAAAGGTGGTCATCAGGACCGAAGAAATTGCCTTCGCCAATGCGATAGACAGGGCGATCCTGCGGGATGACAAGAGTGGGTTGAAATTGGGGTGGTACTGGAGAGAGTTTAACCATTGTAGTCGATTCCTTTTGTTGAAGAGATACCGGGCTGGTTTTTTAGGCCAGCCCGGTAATTCGTTATGCAGCAACAAAATTGTTGCTGTAGACATTGCCCATCAAGCCCATTTCTGGGTTGATCTGGATGGTGCTGGTCACGCTAACGGCGCCATCACCAGTTTGGTCGTAAAAGAAGCGATAGAAGCGGGGTTTCAATTCGCCAATCGCTTTGATTACTTCCGGCGGGATCGGGATGATGATCTTATCGCCAGCGATAAGAGTCGTCCCTACCTTCGCGCCTGATGTTGCTAGCCTGACATACGTGCCAGGTGCATTTGAGCCGTTATCAATGGCCGCCTCAACACCGAAGGCAATAGTGCCAGTGCCTGTGCCAGTGGTCGTGATGTCGAAAACAGCTTTGGGCTGACTTGCGCCCATGCCGCCGCCGATGTCAAAACCGCCGAGCGCGGGAGCGCCGGCAGCAGTTTGGCCAAACACCATCGCGGGTGCGTTGCCAGAGCCTGCGCCGGTCACATCGTAGATCAGCGTAGAAGCTGCTGATGCCACGACTGCCTGAGCAGTAGAGAGCTGTAGAGGTGCGTCATAAAAAGCCATGTTTAGTTACTCCTTATTTTTAAAAATTACACAATTCGAGCTTCGCTGTTGACAAGAGCATCAACAACGCGGATCGGAATGTCACGGAACTGCATTACCGGCTCGCCCGCGTATTCTTTCGGGGAGAGCAGGACGTTCTTATCGCGGATTGCCTGAATGTCCAGGAACTCACGAACAGTACGGTTGCAATACCAAGCCGGGTTGATGCCGGGAACCGGATCGCCGGGGGAGTCAACTTCCGTGATGCCAGAAGCCCTGCGGTTAAGCGTGGGCATCCGGACAACGGCGCGCGACATGCCAACGAACAGGTCAGGCGGAGCAACGCCCAGCAGACCAGCGGTTGTCGTGTCGATATTGCACATACGGACGTTGTATCTCCAGTTTTTAACGGCCAGGCCGATTTTCCAAGCGAAGTACGAGGTGTAGCCTTCAAAGCGGTTGCCGGCAGCATCGTACAGAGGAACAACATCGCCCTTATCTTCGTACACCAGACCGGCAGGTGAGCCTTTCGGGTGCAGCGCGAAGGTCGTATTGTCGCCCCAGCCAACGAGCCAGAGAGATGCGTTTGCAGAAGCGGTGCCGCCCATGTCAATCACGTTCTTTGCCGACTGCGCGTTAGCGACAGTTACCGTATTGTAGTACGGTGCAAAGCCTGTGAATTGTTTCGGGTTGGTGGCTTCGTTGCTGTAGAACATTGCCGAAGCGACCTGTTGGCCAAGCCCTTCGATGTGGGCCTGATCTTCATTCCAGCGGAATTTCGTGATTTCGCCGTTCAGGAGTGCTTCGGATTTGTCCACTTTGCTGTAGTCAACCAGCTCACCGATGGCGAACTGGAACTGAGCATTAAGCGGTTTGGAAGACGCAACGCCTTCATTGTTACCGCGCCAGGTGCCTTGGGGCAGACCAACGTTGACGGTAACTTTGTGGCCGAGGGGAAGGTTGCCCTCTTGGAAAATCATGTCCTTCAGAATGTCATTCGCCTGAGCGAGAGTCCACGCAATATCTGCGATGGTCCCGTTAGGGTCCTGCATGTTAGCCCAGTCTACTAGGTTGGGGAGAACGTCAGCCATGTTATCAACTCCTTGTTATGTTTCCCTGATCTTAGAGTCAGGTTTTTTATTTACGCACCGTACCGCTTGGCTACCTTGCTGGTAACTTCTGGGCTTGGCTTCTTTCCCGGCAGAGGCTTCACATCTGTTTCAGTCTCGTATTTAGCGAGTCTGTTTTTCAAATCCGTGATTACATTCCCAAGATTTGAGAATGTGCGGATCAGCTCAGGATGATTGCCAACGCCAGTATCCATCAATTGTTTAAATTCAGGCTTCGATAAAGCGCCACTTTCCGTTAAAGCCACTTTCGCGGCCAGAATTGTGGTTTCTTGACGATTTCCGCCAATTTCAGGGTCTTTCACAAAAGCTTCTTTCCAGTCGCTCGTCTGCTTTTCCCATGCCTTGGTATTAAAATCGCCAACACGCTTCACAGCGTCCTGAATTTCAGCAATATGTCTGTCCACAAGTTTTTGGCCAAATTTCTGTGTTTCAGCCTGGTCGGCCTTTGTCAGCACCTGATATTCTGCCAATTCTTTTTGGAACTCACCAAGCTTTGCAACATCGAAAGTAACGCCTTCCGGGATTGTAAACGCTTCGTAGGTCGGCAAAGGAGCTGGTTCATCAGACTGCTTCGCTTCTTCCTTCTTTGGCTCGGCGCCATCGGCTGCCTTAACATCTTCTTTTTTAACTTCTGGGACAACGGCTGGCTTTTCAGCGGCCTCTGCGAGAATTGTGGTCGGAGGGGCGGCATCTGCTGCCGGCTTGGCTGTCTCTGTTACGGAGGCAACAGGCTCGGCAGGGGCTTCAACCACCGCAGGGGCGGCAGGAGCCAATGGGGCGGCAGCGTCTACAGCCGGAATCAGAGCTGCGGGCGCTGCCTGGGTCGCCGTGACAGTGGAAGCTATCGGGGCAACGGTTTGAATATTTTCATCAGCAGGCATTTAATTCGATCCATTTAATTTGGATTCTTGTTCTATCTTCTCTTTTAATCGTAAATCGAATTTTTATGCAAGTAAAGATTTTATTTGTTAATTAAAATTAATCATTTGGCATATTATTTTTCTATGTTCTCTTCGACCATCTTTGCGACAAGCGCCGGCACTACCTTTAACAGCTCTCTAAATAATTCGCGCGCCTTGCGCTCTTGGCCGAGATTGAAATAAGTTGATAGGCTGTCTCCCGGAACAACGGGATCCCCGATCACCGCCGCAGCGCAAAATTTCCAAATAAATTTACGACCCCGTTCCGTTTCCATCAGAGAAATATAATCTTCGCGTTCTTCTTTTTTCTTGCGGCCAGCTTTCTTGCGCGCCTCTGATACCTGCTCTTTATCTGAGGCATCATACGGTTTCTCAATGGCATCTTCTGCTTCAAGCTGTTGCGCTTTATTAGCCATTCAAGTCGGCCTTCATTATTTCTACTTTGCGATCTATCATCGCCAGCGCATCGCTGCGGCTGATGGATTTATTGCGATAGATCGTCGTGCCTTTTTGCAAAATACCCTCAAGATTGAAAGCAATCTGATTCCATTGACGGTTTTTTTGAGCGGCGCCCAATTGCCGGCAGCAATCGGCGGCCTTTTTTAAACCTTCACGGTATCTTTCGATACTTTCTACTCGCTCCATATCGCTCATTATACCGCCCTCATAATAACACTCTTCGACGCCTGAAACGTGATAACGTTTATCACGCCCTCTTTCGTCAGATCAATGCTCTCGCGTATCATCATCCAGCGGGGGTCCTGCATGGTATGCGTGAGCTGTGACGCCGCGCCAGACGCCTGAGTAAGCGCATCGCATAAATCTTTTAGAATTTTCGGCTGATCGGCTATGTTGATATTTTTCATTTTACCTTCCGCTTCCAAGCAACTGTGATAGCGCATCTGCTCCGCCGCCAATCTGTGTATTTGATAACACATTAGCCGCATCAGCTCCAGTCTTAGCGGTCGCTATCCCCTGCGCCATATCTTGCTTGTCCTGCGCCTTCTTCATCGCAGCTGCCTGTGCTTGCCGCATATTCTCAAGCTCATCGGCGCTATGCAAGATAGACTCTGGGTTGTCCAACAGCTGAGACATTGTGCTGATATATTTATCGACGTTTAGATTATCTTTGGCCTCTGGGAATACGGCCACCATGTTCCCGATAATTGCCGCAAGGCGCTCGAGTCCGCCTGTTGCACTGGCTTTCTGTGCAAGAGCAAGCATGGAGATAAATTCAACATCAATGGCTATGTCCTTCATGCTCTCCGGCGGAGGCGGCAATAAATTCTTGCGCTGCATGATGCCAAAAATGCGCTTCAATTTTGGCTTCAGGCTTTCTCCGATAATATTTTCTATCACCGGGCCAAGTACTTGCAATCTTTCCTGCATAAGCTGGGCAGTTTCATATGCTGTCCGATTCGTTACCGGATTACTTGAGAGCATGAGGATCACATCGTTGAAAAATCCCTGCTTTATTCTCGCCTGAATAGCCGATAAATCCAACATCATGGCGTTAATGTCCGGATTTACATCATAAATCGGCCTCATTCCCGATGCCGGCCCCAAATTCTGAACATACGTGACATGCCCGGGCAGAATACTTGACGGCTGATTTTTAAGCTGCATATCGGCAATAAGCGGTGGCCGGACCTGCTTTTCAATAGCTTCTGCCTTCCGCATCGTCTCGACTTGAAGCTGGATTACGTCTGGCAGAACGTCCATACCGACTGACCGGCCATACGCATCGTTGCTCTGCGTTGACCAGCGCGCGGAAGTGAACGGTTGGTCTACGAATCCGCGAATCGACAGTGGCTGCTGAGAGCTGGCGCCGAAAAGCCAATAAATCTCGCGCCATGCGAACTTTCCCGGCACCTTTCCGGCATCGGTATCGCCTATTGCATAGTTTGGCTCGATGGAATGGGCAACAATACGCTCCGTTTCAAGAGAACTTCCCTTCGCCTGCCACATTTTCTGGATGTCGGGCGGGCAATTTTCGACGCCGAAAAAGTCCACAATCTGCGAAATTGTCATCACAAACTGCCTATAAAGGCCGTCAACGCGCATTGTGGACCCTGAAGATAGGTAATATTCGCCTACACAGGGGTTATAACAGCGCAAAAGATCCTTTTCGTCCTCGTAAATAATGACCGGAGCTGTCCCGAAAACGACTAAATCTTCACATTCCTGGGCAAAAGAGTTATAAAAATTGCTGCCGGCGAGGACATTGTAGATACGATCTTCGACTTCATCCAGCCAAGACCTGCCGTCTGAGTCTATTTGTACATTTTTTATTGTCGGAACAACCTTAAACCATGGCCTAGATGGGCTTGCAAGACCACTCATTATGCCACTGGAGCATACGCGCACTGCATAGGTACCAGTCGGATCCACAATTGAGGTATTAATTGGTTTCCCGCGCGTCATATTATTCGGAGATGGGATACCGCCGGTTGATTGAGTAAGCCAAATTGACCGTCGCGGCTCGATATATTGAGCAAGCTGAGAATAATTCTGGGTCCACCAAGACTGGC